GTTTCGGCTATTTTCTTCAAAGCCATTTCAATATTTCTAAGCGGTTTACCAAAACTTTCTCTTCGGTGAGCGGTAACTAATATCAAATGACGATTTTTAAAGTCCTCCTCGCGAAGATCGGGAATCAGATTCTTGGCAGGATAATTTTCCAAAACTATTCTCACCGCATCAATACCAGTGTTTCCCGTGACAAAGATTCGATCTTCGGGAATATTTTCCTTGAGAAGATTCTCTTTGGCTCGTTTAGTGGGAGCAAAGTGGAAACCCGATAGGCCCGAAAGTAAGACGCGATTCATTTCTTCCGGAAACGGATTGAATCTGTAATGGGTCCTGAGTCCTGCTTCCACATGAGCCAAGCGAATTTTTGCATAATACGCCGCTAAAGCTCCCATGAGAGCGGAAGTTGTATCCCCCTGTACAATGACGAGATCAGGTTTTTCTGAAATGAAACAGTATGTCAAAGTGCCAATGAGAGCGCTGGACAGGGAACCGAGACTTTGGTTCGGCTGCATCAAGTCAAAGCTAATATCAGGCTTAAATTTGAGGAGGGAAAAAACTCGATCGATTAGCTCCTTGTGTTGGCCAGTGGCAACGATTCTGGTTTCAAACTTAGTTGGATACTTCTTTAACTCCTTCCAAACTGGATAGAGTTTAATACCCTCTGGTCTGGTCCCGATCACTAACAGAATTTTCAATTTCTTCAAGAATTTGGTTCCTTTTCTTGTGTCGTTTCTTGTGGCAAGGGATACAGAGGGTTATTCCATTGTTAATATCCCAGAGTTCTTCGGTCCGGATGGCTTGACCATAAGAAGTTATTTTGTAATCCTCAAGTAATTTTACGAATGGTCGAGGGTGATGCGCATTCAATCTTCCGCTAATCCTTCCACAGTCTTGGCATTGAAATCGATCTCGAATGAAAACCGCTTTTCGCCAGAGTTTATAAGTAACAGTACGACGAATAATCTCAGCCAAAGGAGTCAAACCATGATCGATCCTATGGGCTTTGCTCAACTTATCTCGAGTTTCTGGAGAAACATACTTCCCGCGTGTCGCTTCGCTTATCTTTCTTCTAGTACTCTCGGGAAGAGATCGTCCTTTGTTAAATCTGGCATTATTTTCGCTCATGAGTCTCAAAGTAACTTCGGAATAAACTCCCGTTTTGCCTTTATTCCAAGGGACAATTCCTTTTGGAAACTCTGTATGCGGACTATAATGTTTGCCCCGATTTGCTTTCTTTATTTTCTCCCGAGTCTCAATACTAGGTGACTTCCCAAAATTGGGATTCTTTTCTCCTTTCTGAACCTCGCTCATTTTGCGTTTAGTCTCTTCCGTATGATGCTTACCCCGCTGAGCTTCGCTCATTTTGCGTTTGGCTTCTTCAGTATGATGTTTACCTCGCATTCCACCGAGCAATCCACCGAGTTGTGCACCAAGCCTTATTAGTTTCAAGGTTTCTTCGGAATAAATTCCAGTTTTGCCTTTGTTCCAAGGAATTTGACCGGTTTTCTTTCCTTTGTTCCAAGGAATTTGACCTTTCCTAGATTCACTCTGCCGCTGAAACCATAGTTTTTGCTTTTCTGGATCTTTTGGTATTGGCACTGTTTAATCCTCGGAAATCTTTGCCTGTTTTAAAATCAATTCGAGATGGTGGGGGGTCGCTGCTCGGCTCATTACTTCCTCCACGGCATCAACCCGATATCTCCGGTCTCGATAGTAGATGATATCGTTTTCCAATACGGGTTGTAGAGGATTCAATTTACAGAATAATTTAGTGACGGAAGTGATGACTCCACCAGGAATTTGAATCACCACACCCCCTTTTCTGCAATCGATCCATGCAGGCATCTCATCAAAAATTGGGATTTCCTGATAAATGGGCTGGCCTGTCTTGGTCGCCGCCTTTATCTCAATATCTCCAACCACTACTTCACCAATGAAACCCAAAGTGGCAATCGAATCGATATGGGTAAATTCCTTCCTTGCCCCCTCTTCAATCCCATTGGCAGTAAAGGTAAAAACATCTGAATCCCCTGCGCCCCCCAAGAGAGTTGTGCCATCAACAGTCACCGTGCCCGTGCCATCGCTGCAGCCAGAAATTTCAATCTGAAGACACGCGGCTCTCGGAGGTTGACGATCAACCAGAGGAGCCGCAATGATTTCTGTTTCTTCCAGTATAATATTAGTATTTCTTGTGACCCGGCAATGCCTAAGGTTTATCAGCGATGTGAAACTCATCCTGTGTCTCTAAAATAGTCCAATACCCTTCTAATGTCGGAAGGCCAACCATAAGTTCGCCATCCAGAAGTATCTTCGTGAGAAGCCTTTCTGTAGGCATAATCACCGATTTTTTCGTAGGAAAGATTGCCTTCCCCGATCCCATTGAATCGTCGTTGAACTGCTTTTTTACAGGCACCCCGAAGCTTGAGCGGGACACATTCGGGGAGATAGCCGGCTCGATAGGAAATTTCTACACTCTGAGGACCTTTCGTAAAATAATAACCGTCCAAACGAATGTGACCAATCTCTGGATAAATAAGATAGTCATCAGAAGTTAATTCTAGCGAGGAATCTGTCAATCCGGATACAGAAACAATGGGGAATTCTTTGAGCTGAATAGTTGCTTCTTCTTTAGTTTCAATATCGAATTTCTCCTCCCAGTCGTTTATGAAAATATAGCGATCCATATAATTTTGAAAATCGGAAGTGACTTCTTCAAGCAAATCTCGAAGGACTTCATCGTGTTCAGTGGTATCAGATAAACCCATAAAAAGTTTAGTTTCGGAAAGACCGGCAAAAGTTTGGGCAAGTTCACAGGGGTAGGTTACAGGCATTTTGGCATCTTTAGGTCGTCACCAGCATCTCTTTCCCAAGAAATGCTGGTGACGTTTGTTTTCAAGAAACGATCACGCGAAGATCTCGTATTCTAATTGAGCGGTGAGTCCCGTAATACATATCCCCGTAAGACCAAGGGTTCCAGGGCAGTTACCAGCATCACCTGCCAGAACAGCCAAGGTAATGTTCGATTGACGCGGCACATATTTCTCTGTTTCCACGACGTTCATATCGTTAAATCTAGCTGCCGCAATACCGTTAGCAGCTTGGAGATCAATCCAAGCTACACAAATCCCAACCGTTGGGGCTGCCGGATCATAGTAAATGAACGCCAGTTGGACATAATTCCCACCAGCATCTACTGCGGGAACATCTTCCACTGCACTAACCGCACAGCCCTCTTCAGTTTGAGTGTCTTGACCAGTGGTAAGAGGCGCACTAGGAAAGAACGCAGGAGTATCCTGATCGCGTCCCACGTGTTCCCGGCCGCTAATCTTCAGGGAACGATTCGGTTTGTGGATCGGGAACTCAAGCCCATAGACCAACATTCCAGAATCAGGATGTGTAAAAAGTTCTCTGTTTCTAGAATCATCCGAATCTATGTCGCCAACGTTGACTACGATGCTTCGCACAATTGTATCAACCATTTATTTTCTCCTTTGTTAGCATGGGCCAACGTTAATTCCCGCTCCGACAGGGAATTCCGTCGTGAAATTGAAGAGTCCTTGATAATCCAAGCGCTGGGTTGCAACTCCAATGACCTGATCCACTTCGATGTCTTCTTTGGTCTTGAGCGTTACCTTCCTTCGATCCCCAAACATGAATGCATTCTTGTAGACCAACAAGATTATGGTCCTGTTGTTTCCAACTCCAGAATACACTCCATTCGCATCCAAGTCCTCTCGGATGTATTCGCTCACGATGACTGGAATTGCATCGAATTTACCCAACTCGCCCTTCAGGATCGTGGCATTAGGCCCATATCGGTCTACGGTCAAAACATCTGCGTTAGTCATCATAAGATTATAACCACAGATGCCGGTGATCCAAGCCAAGCGGGATGGATCAACGCCATAGACTCCCATGGCACGCCTGATGGCTCTCAAGTTCGCAGTATTAAAGACTCCGAGATTGACCTGGGCTCCGGTGCCAGCAGCACCAGAAGTTCGTGCCCAAATTCGAAGTCCATTCCAAGACCAGCGGGCATCTAGCGGATTGACCACATCGATATCTTGGTGAACACCAGGAGGCAAATCCCCGTTGACCACCGCCTGCTCTTCCGCTATTGCCAATGCTTCCACTATTCGATCCTTAACATAAGGGAGAACTGGTATCAGTGAATCCTCAGTCATCTCCTCAGAAAAGACAACCCGAGCCGCGAGTTTTATCGCATCAAAAGTCACTCGCCTGGTTCCTGCCGTAGATGCTTGAATTTTCACCGACTCATCAACCAAAGACTCAGGGGTCTTGTAGGCGACTGCATCCGTGCCTTGGGCTGGGAACCGATAGGTTGGCGTGGGCATATTGAATCTTCGGAAAAGAGCCGCTACTTTGAGTGCCAGTTTAACCCTTTCAATCAGATCATTGGAAAACCCAGTGGGAATCCATTCGAATCCTTCCGCAACGGTCTGGGTATCCATCGCCTTCCGCAATTCTGAGATCTCACCCTCATAAGCCTTCCAGAGTTGTAGATCCCGTGGATCGGTCTTGAGAAGAGAAGATAAGATATAGAGATCATCCGCTTTTCTCAACGCCTCCGGCTTGACCTGAGAAGTGAGAGTTGAAGAAAGTTCAAATTCGCCCTTTCTCATCGGTCTTTTAAACCTGATCTGGGCGTAGTACTTTCTCATGGATGTTTCGACTAATTCGCCGATTTTCTTTTGTTGTTTGGTGTCTTGCACCTTATTTCTAACTTTTTCGAGAAGGTTTTTGGCTTCCTTTACTTTCATTTCGCTTCACCTCCCGAACCTCCTGCTAGCTTTTCCTTTATCTCATCGATCTTCTTCTGAACCAAATTGCTATCGAGTTCCGAATCATTATTTACAAGGTTGCTCAGCTCTGTTAGAGAATCAGCAATTTCCTTGGAAACTTCCGCATTCTCGATTTCCTTCGAACCTGGAGGAGTAATCACTGCCTGAGTCTCTTCCTTTTTTTTCTTCTTCTTTTCTTCCTCAGGTTCTTCTTCTTCCTCCGGTTTTTTCTTTTGCTGTTCAGCTTCAGTACTCTTCTGCTCGTCTCCAGGTTTCGTGTACTTGTATTTGACTTTGGCTTTGTAACCGATGAGTTTGGAAAGCTGCCCGATGACCAATTTTAAGGTTCTAACTACATCGGGAGGGAGAGCAAGCTCTTGTTCTCTTTCGAAAACCATCACTTCTCCTTCTTCCAGTTGTGTCATATCCTTGAGATCCATTGAGCCTAATCTCCTTTGTTCAAAATCTTGCAAAGTTTCATCCCGTTTCACCAGCAAAAACTTTCTTCGGATAGCCGCTTTATCTACCAAGGATATCTCTTCTACTAACAGATTTAAAATCCTTTTGAGTCCTCGGCGTAGACCTTCAGGTCCTAATTGGATCATGCGACTGCCTCAGAAGCAAGAGCACCGTGTCCCCCAATCGAAGCTCCCGTCAGTTCTTTGTTCTTGATCTTTTGCCAAATTTCGTCATTCTTAATTCGTAAGGTCAAAATCCAGGAATCCTTTCGGACAACTTGATCATTCTCGAAATAGTCCGTGGGTGCTTGATAACATTCGAGAATCGCGAATTCCTCGTTCCAGCCTCCCCTCCAAGCTACATCATCGGGACCGAGGATTCTCTCCTCTAGGGGAAAAAGATTTCCCGCTCTATCGCGATGCATAACCTCACAATTTCGATAATGCTCCATCCACATATACATCGCATTCCTGATTTCTTCCCCCGATACTAGGTGCCCGTAATTATCCACAACCTCGGGCTCAAGAACGATCATCTTCACGACGTGCTCTTCTTCATCGATCTTGATAAGCGGGGCAAAACCCTCGATTCGCTTCCGCATGGATTTCACTTCTTCCCCAGCCAATTCTTTAGAAGTCTCATCCTTAATTTCCTTGATATCCATGGAAAAGCCACATCTCGGACATTCCTTTTCGGTCTTTCCCTCGAGAGATTCGATGACCCCGCATCGGGAACAAACGAACATCCTGCGTGCCTCTTTCTCCGGCGCCTTTTTGTACGTTTTCTGTGGATTTCCTACTGTTTCGGCGGGAACATTTCGGAGCAGATCAAGTTGTTCATCAGAAAATTGGGATATTTCCTCATGGCTCAGGCCGAATTGTTCTTCTAATGCCACGAGTTCCTTTTTACTAGTTTGAGATCCCTTATCAAATTCCATCTTCTCTTTTTTTTCTTCCTCGGGCTCGAGCTCTAAATCCGTATAAAGCTCTTCGACAGAACCTCTCGCTTCTTGCTTCTGTTCCATCTCTCCCTTGCACTCGGGACATTCCTTCGTTTTTTCTTTTTCCTCATCCTTCTCCACGGCTTCAGAATGACCGCATTCCTTGCAGACCCAATCAAATTTTTCCTGCTCGAGCATCAACTTCGGCCCCCCAGCGGGTTCCATAACCAAGGCAAAAGTGACAAATTGAATATTTGTGGCTCTTCCATCCCGCTCATCTATTCGTACTCTGGGGGAAATTCCCCAACGCGACATATCTTCTTTCAATTGATAATGGGTTTTCTTCGCAGCATCTTCGTCCACAAGATAAATGTCGCCAAGAAGAGCCCTGGCTTCTGAATCCCAATGGAAGTTCTTGATCTCACCCAACCAGTTCTTGCAAGCATCGTCATGATCCCAGAAAATCGAGGTTCTGTTCCGTCCTTGAACATCCTCCAAGTCGGGTTTCTCATTCAAAGTCTTCACATTGGGTTCAATTTCTTCTCCGGGATAAAAGATTCCATTTGCTTTGCCCTCTTTGAGAAGAACTCGATTTTTAATAATATAGGGAATTTCAATTTTATTTTTGTCGTCCAAGCGAATGGTTTTTGCCTCTTCAGGAACTTCCCATTCCTTTGGCCAAGTAGAAATTTCCATTTGACTCTCCTTTTGCTAATCTGTTTTTTGGCGAATCTTTTGTCAAGTCTATACTCTTGAGCCTAAAGGCTCTGATATAGTTCTATCTAATATTTCGGCTTCTTGCGCCTGAACTCCAAATAAAGAACTTAATCCTATGTGATTTCTTTTTCATCATAAAGAACTTGGAACAGGATCTTTTATTTTAGTTCCCGTCTTAGCTTCGGCCAAATGTTGGGATTAGTATTATCCTTAAATTTCTTAGCAGCTTCACCTTCTTTTATTTCCTTGACACTGCAGATATCCCCCTTGCCATCCCCTTCCATCGCCCATTTCGTAAAATGAGACCCACAGAACCATGCATGACCAAATCCATTCGCCCAGAGCACTTCATATTTCGGAGGTGCAGCGCATTCCATACATTTATCGTGTCGATGACAGGCATGCTCGGTTTCTTTCCTCGGCTCCCCCGGCAAAGAAGATTTGGAAAATACCCAATTCTCGGCTTTCGGAGATTCGCGTTTTGCAATCCAATATCCTTTGAGCTTTTTTCCTTTAAACATAAATGAGACAAAGAGATCAGTATCCGAGATGATGTTGACTGCACCTTCATCCACTTTTTCTGCGTCAGCAAAAATCCGCTTATTGGGATTCCCCCATTCGGGGT